TTATGACTTTATAATACCGGAACCTTGCGATTTTGATGATCCTTCGACAAGAAAAAGGATTTTATCTTTACATCCAATTGCATATCCAGATTCTATAGAAGGTGGAACTGTAACTGGAGCAGAGCCACAAGTATTTGAAACGGCCCGTGTAGTTGAGTGCTTTTTTAAAGATGGTCCTCAGTCTAGTGGAAGACTTAGAGGATTAACATATCGACCGAAGGCAAATAAAGGCTTCTCCGGCCCCAACCCTAATTATAATTGTTTATTTGGTGATAACATGCCGGAAGGTGCATCAGGTGCTTTTGCTGGCGGCGGGTATAATGGTATGCCTGGAACAGATGCTCCTTTAATATTTGGTGCTGGGTTACTAAAGCCATATACAAACTTTAAAGGAGACCCTAAAAAACAAGACCCTAGTTTTACATTAGGTCAGTGCCCTAATGTCTTTAAGGAGTCTAATCCTTTTAAAGATCTTAAGAGAGTAGATACTACATATTTCTATGTATACACCCCTGAAGATGTTATAAAAGCAATTGCAATGAATAGTTTTCCTGACTATATAAAGCTTACAATGTTTTGTTATCTATCTAAAGAACAACCTGGTGGTAGATTTCCTAATAATAATGTAGCAGGTATACAGACTGATCTAAGCATGTTTGATGGAACAACTTTAGCTGACTATGATTTTCAAACATGTTTTAAAGATTCTGAAACTTGGAGAGCATTTGCTGGATTTAACACATTAGATAAGGGTATGAAAGTATTTGGATTGATCATACAGAGTAAGTTTAAAAGATGGAAAAAATTTAATAACACAGACAGTGTAGAAAAACAGGCAAGTATTCTAGCAGATAATTATTATCAAGGATGGAATATAGCAGCAACCACTGCTGAATTAGAAACAATAAAGGCAACTGGTTCTTTTACAAGAAATGGAAAAACATATAAAAGGGATTGGCACGCAGCAAAGAAAAAATTTGTAAAGAGTATCAATGAATTTTATAACACAAAAGCAAAAAATTTCTCCATGGTACCGGAAGACACGGGCGGTCAAGGCCCACTACAATAGGATAAACAATGCCAATAGAAGATAACTGTAATAAATTAGGAATAAACCTATCAAATGTAACTGACGAAAAAACCAAAATAATGGTTGAAAAAGGAGTCGGATTGATGTTCTGTTCTTCCTTTCCGGAATGTACACCAGAATTTAACAAAGCACCTTGTGAAACTGTGATTTCCGGAGAATATAATTCCTTTGTTGTATTAGGAAGAGATAGGAACTCAACTTGGGGCTCTGGAAATGGCGGCAAAGGAATGCTCCAGTGTGGTATGATTGATTTGGTCGCCGGTAGAGGACAACTGATTATAGCAGACAATAAAAAAAATAACAAAGATATTCTACAAGGAGTTAGTTATGTTGGACCCATGTTTCATTCAGATGCAGCAAGAGTCTATATAACACAAAAAGCAGAGGATATAGATCAATATTTTGGTTTAAAACCTTCTGGTGGCGCTCATGCTATCAACAAATCAGCAGTTGCTGTAAAAGCAGACCAAGTAAGGTTGATTGGTAGAGAAAAAGTTAGAATATATTGTGGACGAGGTAATTGGGATGGATTTGAAACAGGTATAGGAGAGACAAATTCTTTGGGCGAAAGACTTAAAGGGCAAGTAATTGAGTTGCAAGTTGGAGATCAAGAACTACACCCAATGGTTTTGGGTGATAAATTAGTTAATTATTTGAAAGCTCAGCAAGAAATAAATAGAAAGGTATATAAGCAATTACTTGAAATGAATATACACCTGACTACAGTAAATGCAGCAGTATCAGTTTTAACTCGTGGTGCTCCTCCGTACTTGAACCAGATGCGTGAAAGCATGTCAAATATTACAGAAGATATAGGATTCTCTATCAATTCTATAATACAAACAATAAATTATTTAGATAGTGATTTAATTCCTGGTGCCGATCATATCCTGAGTGACTCGGTATTTACAACGTGAGAAAATAATGTCAGAATCAAAATTTAAACCATTACAAGAAGATATATGCTTCAAGAGCCCAGAGGAAGAAGAAGAGGTCTTGGAACCAGATAAGATATGTCCGACTTGTATTCCAAATGAAAACTATCTTGAGCCAGATTGGACTCAAATGGATGAACCATATCTTAATGAAAAGAAATGCGAATATCAAGTTAGAGTTACAATAAATTATGATGGAGATCTCTATCATGATGGATTGCAATATAAAATGAATGATCCCCGCAGTAGAGTTTTTAAGTCCATATCAGAGTCTCCATACAACCTGAACACACTTCTCAAATCTTATATAAGACCTGGTATTCGAAAGATGCTGAGGTACTACGGTAAATTAGAGACAGATGAGATTGTGTGTGCTTCTCCGCCGCAAAATCAAGGGGAAACCTGTAAGGCGATTTTTGGACTGGATTATGAACAATATGTAACCAGAGAAGATCAATTAACAGAAGAACCAATCCCAAGTACCTTTGAGGTTATAACCATAGTTCCGGAAATAGGAACTCTTTTACCAGAAATTAAAAACAAAAAGGCTCTAGAGCTTGTAGCAAGAGTACAAGATTATACTTTTATAACCAGTCAAAAAATGCTTGTAGTACTTATTGGTATTCCGGCTTATCGTTTTGATGCAGTCCCAGCGGCACCTGATCTTGGTTCTTTAGATACTTCTAAAGATCAACTGGTAATTAAGCCACCAGATTTCATGAGAGCAATAGGGTTATTCAAATCTGCTATGGGCTCATATAAGACTTTCCAATCTTATTTTTATAGAGAAGAAAATGGGTCTTTGTATTTTGAAGAAACCGGAAATTCGTTCTATATTAAATTCTACTCAGATGAGAGAATAAAAAAGTTTGTCGATAGGCTTGACAGTTTATTAGGTAAGAACGGATTTGATCTCCGTGGATTCGCCAATACAGGAGCAAAATCACAAAATATTGCCTTTGAGGTTGAAGTATCATTTGATAAGTCAGATGAAGCAAATCCATTTACAATAAAGAATGTGAGAGCAAGAAAAAAGAACTGCCCATATATTGAGTGTAAAGTAGGTCTTCAATCTTTTATTGACAAAACGAAGACAGACCAAACAATGCTTGGATATTTCTCAAATATAAACCAAATCTCCACAGTACTGCAAAGCAACAAAACACCACCCTGGTTAGATTTTATTGTTGATAATACTTTTCCTCAATTAGCAGTAAACTATGGAAGTTCTGATAACTTTGAAGACGATAGTTGTATAAAACTGAACTTAAACGATATATCTGATTTCATTCTTAATGAAACAATGGATTTATTCAAAGCAATTGAATATAAATTTAATCAAAATAAGTGTAAAACAAAAGAAGAGATGCTTGCTCAACAAGCAGAGGTGCAGGACTTCTTCTCTGGATCTCCGGACTCTCTTAAAAAGTTAAAAGATCTGGAAGATGCTTTTAGAGAGAGATTAATTCAAATAGATAAAATCGGAGACAAAACTAATAAAATTCGGAAAGCAATCGGGCAAATTCCGGAAACAGCTAAGAATATAGAATTACCCACTGCTGGGGAAGTTAGAGATAATGCTGTTAAAGCCGCCGGGGATTTCATAAAAGCATTAAATCCTTGTGATTTTGCTGGTAACTTATCTGCTGTTCTTAAATGTATTTCAGCTGCATTAACCTTAGACGAAGTCTATTTCACTTTGATAAAACAGATTATTTCTTCTGTTGGTGAAGAAGCATTGGAAATCATAATGCAAACTCTACCAGCCAACAAACAAGCAGAGATACGAAAAGAAATTGAGAAACAATTTAAAGATATGCCGTTTCCATGGGATGATAGTTGGAAAGGCGGCTCTCTAGGTAAAGCAGTTGATAGACAAGCAACAAACAATATCAAAAAGAATGAGAAAAAAGAACAATCTGCTCAAGAACAATCTGCATCAATCCAAAAGCAAATTGATGAAAAGCAAAAAAGAATTGATGACCTTACAAGTCCTAATTTTCTGTTTTCTTATATTGATAAACAAACAGCAAGAGCAGAAGAATTCAATAACCAAAAGATAATTAAAAGAAATCAAATTGGTCTATTTGAAAAAGAAATTTATAGAAACGAAGGCATGATAGGAGCAGACCAGGTTGTATTAAATACAATAGAGCAACAAATACAAGAATTTTTAGACTCTGGTGCAGGCTCGCTAGCTACGTCTTTGGGTTCTTCAGAGGGAACAGGGCTTAGTGGACTTATATCGCAAAAAACACAATTTACAAAGAATATAACTGGCTTCAACCAGGAAAATGCAGACTATAGACAAAAGATCTTGATTTTGGAAAAAGAAATAGAAGATCTACAGAAAACTATTAATGAGTTAACAGGATCTAAAAGTACAGAAGACTTTAAGGCAATAATAGAAAAAGAAGTGTTCGACTTACGAACTGAAATAGTGACTCTAGAAAAGAAGAAATCAAAATCCGATACAACAGTAGAAGACCTACAGAAATATCAAGACTTTTCTAATCTCTCAGAAGAAGATCAACAGACAATGATTGATAAGCAAAAAGAGAAAACAACAATAGTTGCGACAACACCAAGCGATAAAATTCAACAAGGAACGCTTGGAAAGGCTCTCGGTAATGCTCAAAAGGCATTGACTCAAGCATACATTGATGAGATTATGAAGACCGCTTCCATCGGAGAACTTCAAAGGGCGATTGAAAATATTCCTGGGGCCGACCTTTTAGGTAAATTGGTATCTCGCTTTAAATGTGGTTCTGATCCTTTGGTATATCCCCCTATTGAATCTTTTCTATCTACATTAACTTTCGATCCATGCGACGGAGAAAAAACAAGATTTTCTCTCCCAACTATTCAAGAAATATCCACAAGTTTTAATTGGGTAGAACAACTTACTGATGCTTTTCATGTTGCTATACGTCAAGTATTTTCACGCGTTATAATTGCTCTTATGATGAAGACAACACAGATATTAAATGCTGACTATTGTCAGATCGCAGGAAACCTAACGAGAAACTTGCTTAATGGTGGAGGTTTAGAAGGTTTTATAGAAGATACTCTTTGCCCTGATCGAAAAACAAATGACCAGAAAGATAAGTTAAATCAAAAAGTAGCTGGAGCCGGCGGAGCAGCAGCGAAAGGAACATCAGCTGTTAATGACTTAGTGAAGCTTCTATCAGTATCCGCTACACAAAAAGAAATAAAAGCAGCCATGGTCGGCCAAGCAAACCAATCATTTCTGGATAATATTTCAACTCTTGTATCTAATGTATTACCTCAATTCTCAGATATTTTTGGAGACTCAAATGCAGCCTCACAATACTTCCAAACTATGGGAAATATTTTAACACCAGAACAAAGACGAGGAATCCAAAGAGAATTACAAGCTCCACAAATAGACTTCCCAGTGGAAACCAGTATATGTTTAACCAAGGAACAAAAAGATTTGTGGGATCAAGAAAGACAAGCAGCCTTTTCAGATCCGGAATTGGGAAAAGAATTCGTCAATAAACAAAACGAAAAAGCCCAAAGCGACTTAGCCGATATTGCTGATCTCTTATTAAATGGGCCAGAAGATGCTCTGAGTAATGCTATTGATGAAGCACTAAACCCAAAAGACCCAGACTGTAAGACAAATAAAGGTATTATCCCGTCTTTTTCAGATTATCCACAAAATCAACAACAAACAATATCAAATGCTATAACAGGAATCTTTAAGAGACTAGAAAGGGCTTTTATTGATGATACAATTGAGGCAAACTTTTTTAGTTCTCTCGGAGGACTCGGCCCTAACACGCCTGGTGTATTAAGTGTTATATTAGCAAACAATAAAAATGATACCATAAATTATCATATTGCTGTGAAAAATAATATAATATTGAATATTCTTCTGGGCGGTAAAAATATGGAACTACCAGAGACAGTTGGTATTCAAATGAAAGAATATATTGACTCCCAGGTATCAGATTACAAGATTGGAAGGGATCATGTAATTTATTACAACAATAATAAAGAAGGAGAACAAAATTTTATAAGCAGATTAGTTGTTAATGATACTTTCGACCCAAGCGGAAAGATACAATTATCAGACCCTGAAGGTGGCTTTAGTACTCTAACAGATAATTTTTTAGAAATACCAGAGGAATATGAACCAAATCAAGGCTCAATCACTTTCCAAACTCCATTCTCTGCTCAAACTTTAGACAAGATGTTTAGAGAAATATGGAGTCAATTTGGTGAAGTTGACTTGGATAGTAATAAGATATTCGAAGGCATAAATGCAGATATATATGACATGCTCCCTAAGACTTTCACCAGAAGAAGAGATGGTCAAATATCAGAAGGTTTCTTATATGGAAATGAAGATACACCTATCTTAGAAAACAGCGATCTTGTATATGTTGGACCCAACGGCGAAGAATATGATTATGAAGAAAGCGAAAAAGTTCTTGGAAGAAGCAAAACTAATAACCCAAGAGTTCATTTTCTAGATCCGGAAAAGCACGGTGGAACGTATCTTAAGCCTCAAATATACATTGCTGAAGCAGAACACAAAGGATGGTTGCAATTTTCTCGTATTGTTGTGCCAAACCCAACTGGTTGTGATCCAAAGAATTCTAATTTTATGATGTTAGACAATATAATTAAACAAATAAATAAAAACAAACAGAAGATACAAAATCACGAACTGTTATCTTATTCACCAGAGTGTACAATAGAACTACCTTTTGATAAAATAGCAAATTCAGACACCTTGGCAACCATTGAAGGTATTGTCAGAGCAACAATTAGAGTTCATCTTAGTGACTTTTTGATTAGAAGTTTTCCTATCTTTTCAAATGTTCATTTAGATGTAAATAGAAATTTTGATAATACAATGTTAAATTATATTTCAGAGAAAGTTTATAAAGATCTCAAAAATGAAACAGCAATATTTGCCTCTACATATGAAGGTTATACTTATGCTTTATTATTTTTAGAACAAGTAACCCAGATTGTTCACCGCAAAGTTCGTGCCGCACAAATGGAAAGTAATGAAGAAATTGAAGAAATATTAGAAATATGCAGTGCCTTACAAGAGCAATATACAAAAGATGCTGTAACTCCAAAAGATTTAGAATATATTAATGAACCCATAGAGAGAAGGGCACTTTTAGAAGCAGTTGGTGGCAACGCATATGGACAAAGACTTCAAGAAATAGCAAGACAAATAGAATCAGGAATTGCCATAATAGGTTCTGGTGGTCCAGATATTCTAGGAAGTTTTCAGACTCTATTGTTCGACCTCTTTGGTCTATCCATTGAGCGAGCAAAGTTTGCACAAAAAATAAATGCTATACACACAGTCCAACCGGAAATCAAAAAATTACTGAAATATGTAATCAAAGAAGAACTTGCGATATACACCAAGAAAATGAGAGAAGAGATAGAACCAAGACCTTATATCTACGATATTCGTAAATTTTTCATTGGCGGTTCTCATATGCTTCTTGGAAAGCAAATCGAAGCCGGTGTATATGATAACGAAGTTCCTATAGGCGGTGGTGTCGGAAACTTCCCATATGGTGATGTTAATCATTGTGCGAAACGTAATATGGTTCACTCACTTAATGGTAGCGAAATATCCGATGAAAGATATGAAGACTTAAAGAAAAGAGGCGGCTTTTTCTTGGAAAAATATGTTGTTGTAGATCCAAAAGAAACCGCAAGACTTCAATCATCCTTTCCGATTAAAGGTATGCAAAATATACAAGAATTTAAGGTATTTTTAAATCAAAACTCTTCCAATATACAAGCCCAAGGCAATATATCGGATTACTTTGGAAATGCTGTTTTAAGTGAAAACGGTGAGGAATATGAAGGAAGTATAGGTATAAAATACGGAGTTCGACTTTGTTATTTGCCACCAGAAGGAACTGAATTAGAAATAACAGAAAATGAAATATCAAAAGCAAATAGAAGCTTTGTTCAAGGTCTTGCTTCTTTTCAGACAGATTCCGGCCAAAAAACTTTACCTAGTTCCAAGTATTCTTTCCCTGTTGCTTCTTTTGAGCAAGATATTTTAGATGTAAAGATGATTGATTTAATAAATTCTGATGATAATTTAGATCAAGATCTCAAGTGTTATATAGACGAGTTAGTTAAGACGAAAAACTTCAAGCATTTGGTTGATAATGTTTTACAAATCAAGAAGATTCCATCCATTTATATGATTTATTCTTATAATAACTTTTTGGCTTCTTTGGGAGATACCACGGAAAGAGCCGCCGGAGATGACGAGAATCCAATTTCTCCAAGCAACTTCGGAAAAGTATTCAATGATTCAAAAAGTGAGGCAAGAAAGTTGTTTGTATCTTTCTATAAAAACAACGACAGAGATCCTCCAAATGAAGAAGATAATAACGAAGATATTGTTAAGCATGCCCAAAGAAAGATATTAGATGGCTTAAAATTCCTTCCTACATTTGAGTTTTCCATAGATATACAAAGAAGATTAGTCACGGATTCACCATTTGATAAAGATGGAAATGAGTGTAAAAACAACTTTGGAAAGCTATTTAAGAAAAAAGGTTTTTAATATGCCAACACATGTAATAGCACCAAATTTTCCATTAAGAATAAATGAAGATACCGGTAATTATGAAACATACGGAATATCAGATTTAACAAAAGTCGTAGATCAAAACATCAAAATGACTTTGTTAACTATTCCTGGGGAAAGAATGATGGATGAAAACTTTGGAGTTGGTTTGAGCAAGTATTTGTTTGAAAATGATGTGACCATTGCACGTGGCGATGGTGGACTCCCACCTCTTCGCGAGAATATACTATCCCAATTATCAACTTATGTTCCATATATAACAATACAGGATTTAGATATTAATTTTTCTGGAAATACAAATTTAATGAATATAAAAATAAAGTATTTTGTGAATGAAAGCGGAACATCTTCGGTATTTGACTTAACTATTGGCGAAGTTAGCAATAGTATACCTTAAAATCCCAACAAAAACTACTTATTTTAGTTGAGAGGATTACACATGCCAAAAAATAAAAATGTTGCTGTAAAATATACAAGCAGAGATTTTGAAAGCATTAAAGAAGATTTAGTAGAATATGCGAAGAGATACTACCCTGATGGGTATAGAGATTTCTCCGAGGCTTCATTCGGGTCATTGGTATTAGACACAGTTGCTTATACCGGAGATATTTTATCTTATTATTTAGATTATCATGTAAATGAGAGTTTTTTAGATACTTCGCTGGAATTTGATAACATAAGAAAACATGCAAGAGCATTGGGGTATAAATTTGCAGGAGCCCCTTCTTCTTTTGGAACGGTGTCTTTATTTATTCTTTGCCCAGCAAATACTGATGGAACAGCCCCAGATAATTCTTATTTACCTATCTTAAAAGCAGGTACCTCCTTTAGTACTTCTGAAGGTGGAAATTTTATATTAACTGAGGATATTGACTTTGCTGATATATCTTCTGATATCGTCGCAGCAAGGTTTAACTCCACAACAGGAGCTACAACTTATTTTGCTGTGCGTAATTATGGTCAAGTACAGTCTGGAGTACTAAATATTGCAACTGTTGATTTAAATAATAGTGCTTTTGAGCGGTTTAAAAAGGTTCGTGTTGGTGGTTCAAATATATCTCAAATATTGTCTGTATATGATTCCTCTGGGAATAGATATTATGAAGTTGAGAATCTTTCTCAAGAAGTAGTATTTGTTGAGACGACAAATCAAAATGCCACAACAGACGGTGTACGATCCATATTAAAACCATTTGCTACTGCTAGAAGATTCACTTTGGAACAAGATGATACAGGAACATATCTGCAATTCGGATTCGGATCAGAAGATACTGATAACAGTGGGATTGTAGATCCTTCACGAGTTGCTTTAAAGATGTTAGGCAAAGACTATATTTCTTCTAAATCGTTTGATCCTACTAAATTAATTACGACAAATAAATTAGGTATATCACCATCAAATACACAATTGAGAATTGTCTATCGTTCAAACTCTCCTCAAAGCACTAATGTTGCGGCTAATTCAATTACTAATATTGCTACAAAATCTTTTGTTTTTGAAGATATCACAACCTTGACTAACTCACAGAGAGTTTTTGTTGAAAATTCTTTGGAAGT